TTGTTTCCGGCTTGGTTTTTGGGTCGCAATCCGGACAAGAGGATCATCCATACGTCGTATGCGGCCAGTCTGTCAAATGAGTGGTCGCGTAAAACGCGCGATCTGGTTGAGGATGAGTTGTTCCGGGCGATCTTCGGGGTCACGACAGACCCGGATGTCCGGGCGACGGATTGCTGGTCCTTGCATAAACACCGGGGCGGGATGATCTCGTCCGGTGTGGGCGGTTCATTGACAGGGCATGGCGCGGACCTTCTCATCATTGACGATCCGGTCAAGAACGCGGAAGAGGCTGAGTCGGAGACATTCCGAGAGCGCGCGTATAACTGGTACAAGTCGGTCGCGCGTACGCGTTTGGAGCCGGATGCGGGTGTCATCCTCATGATGGCGCGCTGGCATCAAAAGGACCTGGCCGGGATGATCCTGGCAGAAGAGAAGGACTGGGTTGTTATCAATCTCACGGCGATCGCGGAAGAGGGCGATCCCCTGGGTCGTGCGCCCGGTGCGGCGCTCTGGCCTGATAGGTTTGGTCTATCTGAGCTGGAGAGCATCAGGGCGGACATAGGGTCCCGGTTTTGGGGAGCGTTGTTTTGCGGGTCGCCTGTGGATCCTTCGGGGTCGTTTATCAAGAGGTCGTGGGTTCAGCCGTATATCGAGTTGCCGGTCAAGACATCGCGTTTCGCGGGCATTGACACGGCCACGTCTAAAAAGACGGCGGCGGACAATATGTCCATGGTGGATGTGTGTACGGACAAAGAGGGCTTTTTATACGTGGATGATGTGTTCTTAGAGCAGGTGTCGGTCACGGCGTTCGCTCGCTTCGTGTCCGGGCAGCATCAAACGTTGAGTTACAGGCGCATCGACATCGAGTCGAACAATGCGGGCGAGGCGGTCAAGCAGCGCATCGATGAGGTCGGGCGCGAAGATAAGACCATGCCGCCTGTCCATGGGGTTGTGGCGGATACAGACAAGGTCGTGCGCCTCATGGCGTATCAGCACTTGATCGAGAATGGCACGATCAAGTTCAAGATGAGTAATCCCAGGGTCAAGAGGCTTGTCGATCACCTATTGGCGTTCACGGGTAAGGATGGGGACGACGATGATGATATTGACGCGCTCGGTCACGCGATCAATGCGGCTCGAAAGTATAAAAGAGATATTGTCCATTTCGCATGAAGGAGAGTTCCATGAGATTTATTGACAGGATGGCCGAGAAGGTAGGGTTTATATCAAAGGGCAGTTTGGACAAGGTTGTCGAGGATGCTGTCAAAAAGTCATCCCGGTTTGGCCGCTTCTTTGGCGCGGGACGCGAGTTTTGGGGTGGCGATACGGAAGTCACCAAGCCGTTTGACCAGATCCCTTCGATCTACAAGGCGATCAAGGCTATTGCGGACAACGTGCCGCAGGCGGATTTAAAGTTCAGAGATAAGAAGTCGAAGAAGCCGATTGACACAGATCCCATCATTGACCTGTTCAATCGTCCTAATCCGTACATGACAGAGTCGGACTTCATCCAGTCCTGGGTCGGGTTCCATTGCCTGTTTGGTGAGTCGTTGGTGGTTAAAGAGGAGTCGTTGGGCCAGGTGGCTGGGTCGCGTAACCTTCCGGCTGAGTTGTGGCCGTTTAACCCGGAACACTTCACGCCTATGACACAGGGGCGACTGATCACGTCCTGGACGTATTCAGCCGAGAGCATTATCTATAAACCCGAGCAGGTCGTTTTCTGTAAAGACTTCAATCCGTATTCATTGTTTCGCGGGTCGAAGCCGTTGGGGTCCATCGAGAAGATCATCGACATCGACTGGAAGTCATTGATCTATAACAAGGCTTTTTTTGATAACGATGCCACGCCCGGGCTCATGTTATCGACCGAGGAAGAGTTAGGCGCGGATGTGGTCAAGCGCATCCAGGCGCAGTTTGAGGCTAAGTATAAAGGCGCTCGCAATGCGCACAGGGTGGCCATCCTGGAGGCGGGGTTAAAACCGCAGCCGGGGCCGCCTACGCATCAGGACATGGAGTTCATCGCGCAGAAGCAGTTTACGCGTGAGGAGATCCTGGGTATATGGCGTGTGCCAAAGGTCATGTTTAATATCACGGATGATCTTAATTACGCCACGGCTATGGCACAGATGAAGATCTTTTGGGCATACGGCATCATGCCTGTCATGAAAAAAATCCAGGCGTCCATCAATCTTTACATCGTCCAGCCGTACAATCCGGCGATCGAGGCTTATTTTGACTTCTCGAACGTGGTCGCGTACCAGGAAGATTTTAAAGAGAAGGTGGCGACAGGGACGCAGTTGTGGGGTTTGGGCTTTACGCGTAATGAGATCAATGAGCGTCTTGGCCTGGGTTTTGAACCTGCGCCATGGGGTGATGTCTGGTGGGCGCCATTTGGATTGACGCCTGTGGATAGCGCAGAGGAAGCGCAGCCAGAGCCAACACCGCCTGTGGATGAGCCAAAGAAGGACGCCAGTATATTCGACCAAAAGAGGGTCGCGCTCTGGAAGGGCTTTGCGCGGCGCCAGGATGCCTTAGAGGCGAAGATGTCGGGCGCAGTGAGCAAGTACTTCTTCCAGCAGCGCAAGGACGTCCTGGCGGCTCTGGATAAGCAGGGTCCCGGGTTTCAGATCGATTGGCAGGCGCAAGACAAGAAACTCAGGGATAAGGCCGAGCCGTACCTGTGGCTGGGGTTGAAACAGGGCGTTGAGCATGGCCGGTCCTTGTTGGGCAAGAAGTCTTTATCGGAGGATCAGTTGGATGCGCAGTTGCAGTCGTTCCTTGTCACGCGTTGCGATAACATCACGCAGATCAATCAGACGGTCCAGGGCAAGCTGCGCGATGCGGTCACAGAGGGTGTTCAGGCGGGCGAGACGAACATGCAGCTCGCGGACCGCATCCGTGAGATTTACAACATGGCGGCAGGACGGTCCATCTTGATTGCCCGGACAGAGACGGTCGGCGCCGTCAATGGCGGATCGTCTCTTTATTATAAGACCGAGGGCATCCAAAAGAAAGAGTGGCTGACGGCCAGGGATGCCAATGTGCGCGAGACGCATCAGCATCTTGAGGGTGAGGTCGTGGCCATGTCGCAGGATTTCTCAAACGGTTTGTCTTACCCGGGTGATCAGAAGGGTGAGCCGGAAGAGGTGTGTAATTGCCGATGTACAATTTTGCCTGTGGTGGATAAATGATCGACACTAAACACTTTTATAACTATCGGATCGACTGGCACAGCGCGGGTATTAACCACGAAGATAAGTTAGCTCCGATTGTTGATACATTACAGCGTCGGCAGAAGATTATTGAGGACAGGAAGCATTACTTCGATATGTTGCACAGGTTCTTATCAGAGATAGACGTGCTTATTGACAATGCCAAAAAGGAAGATGGAAATATCTTGCCTGAAAAATTAGAAGCCATCTTCAAAAGGTACAATGTGCATTTTGTGGACATCGATGACATAAAGCGTGTCAATTTAGACGATCCAAAAGGCTGAGGAGGGAAACACCATGAAAGAGCTTATTAAAGACAAGTCTATCTCGAAAATGTTTAAGGGCATCGTCAAGTCCTTCGACGAAAAAACGCACAGGGCGACGATCTTTATATCGACGGGTGATGTGGACCGCGACAATGAGGTCATTGAGCCTAAGGCGTTTCAAAAACATTTAGGCAATTATCTGGCGCATCCGGTCTTGTTGTCCTCACATCGCGCGGATCAGTTGACGCGCCAGATCGGCGAGGCGATTGACATTAAGATCACGCAGGAAGGGGTCGAGGGTGATTATCTTTGGTACGTTGGAAAAGGCAATCCTGAGGCGGACTGGGGCTGGTTCCTGGTCACGCGCGGTATTGCGGCCTTTTCTGTTGGGTTTATGGCAAAGACGTGGCTGGATAAATGGACGGAGCCGATGATCTCATCCGAGGATATGCAGCGCGGCGTGCAGAGACGCTTCACGGAGATCGAGCTGTTGGAAAACTCGCAGGTCCTGGTCCCGGCTAATCAGAACGCCTTACAGCGTAGGATCTCAGAGACAGAGGGCGCCGAGAAGGAGTTGCTTGAGCTGGTGGTAAAAAAGGTCACTGATGAGGACATGAAGCCATTTGACGTGGCGACTAAGGATGAGCTTGTTGTGACCGTTACCCTGGACAAGGCGTTGGCGGAGTTTGTCGATATGTTAAAGGCGGATCCGTCGCTTGTGGAAGAAATCAAAAAGTTAATCGAGCATAAAAAGAATCACCCGAAACATTACTCTGAGGTTCTTTTGGGCGCTGGGGACGCTGATCCCATACAGACGCCGACAAAAGGAACAACGCAGGGTGATGCGGGTTCCGTGAAACAAAACCAACTCAACACCAACGAAATCATTGGCGCCGTTAAGAACGGTGTCAAGGAAGGACTCAAGACATGAAGTGCAAAAAATGTCAGAAGGACCTTCTTGAAGGCGCGAAGTTTTGCCCGGATTGCGGAACCGCAGTCGAGCAAAAAGAGTTGTCCATCGATGCGATCAAAGAAGCCGTGAAGGAAACGGTTAAGGCTGAAGTCTCTCCGTTAGAGGCCAGGCTGTCTAAGATCGAAGCGATGCCAGCTCCTTCGGCCGTCCATGATGTGAATGTTATCGTTCCGGAAGTCTATCGGGGCTATAAGGTCCACAATCAGGGCGACGCCTTGAGGGAGAAGTTCGCGGCAAGGCCGAAACATTTTCGGACCTTGAGCGATATGAAGAAGTTCAACGAGTTTTCAAAGTTTATGATCGACGTGAAGGCCGCTCTCCTGGGCGACGTTCATGCGTCACAGAAACTGCAGGGCTCGGTTGAAAAGACGGCGATGTCTGAAGGGACAGACGCTGTCGGCGGTTATCTCGTCCCGGTCGAGTACGAGTTGGATCTGGTGAAGTTGGCGCGCGATATGTCCTTCGCTCTCCAAAAATGCACCGTCATCCCGATGTCGAGACAGGTTATGAAACTGCCTGCCGAGTTGACGCTGCCTACCGTGACATGGCCAGGTGAAGCGGCCCAGGGATCGGCGACCAATCCGACGTTTGCACAGGTCACGTTGACCGCCAAGAAGGTTATGGTGTTGACGGATTATCTTTCTTCGGAGTTGCTGTCTGATTCCGGGATCGATGTAGTTGGCCTGTTGACCGAGCAGATCATGTACGCGATCGGCTTAGAGCTTGACAATCAGGTGCTTAACGGCACCGGGACACCGGTTTCTGGTGTGCTGACATCCGCGTCGGGTTATTCCGTCGTGATGGCCACCGGATCGACCGCATTCTCGTCTGTCAATGCGACGACCGTGCGCGATATGATCCGCAAGCTGTCCGCATCGGATGCGGCAGTGGCCGAGTTTGTCTATTCAAAGGACATCCAGTATTACTTGGATGTTTTGAAGAGTACGACTGGCCAGTTCTTGTACCGCGAACCATCGGGCGATCGTCCGGCTGCATTGTGGAATAGGCAGATATTCGAGAGCGCGAAGGCACCGGCGGAATCAGCGTCTGCGATTTCCACGGCGTTCATCGCGTTTGCGAATTGGAAGTTGTTCTACATCGGACAGCGTTCCGGTGAAATGGCTCTGTCGATCGACCCGTATACGAAGTTCGATTACGATTCGGTCAGGTTCAGAGCGACACAGCGTTGGGCTTTGGCGATGGCCAGATCCACAGCGTTTGTCCGTGCTGTCACAGCTGCTGCGTGATCCCAGGAGATCATAGCATAGCTTGAAGGGTTGGGCGGGGGGAATCCTTCGGGGTTCTCTCCGCCCAGTTCAAAGGAAAAATGAACACCGTCAGTGTGGTCATAGCATCGTATAACCCGGTCTGGGAGTGGTTACAGGAGACATTATCGAGTTGCATCGGGGTCGATGAGCTTTTGATCGGGGACGATGGGTCAACGCCGCCGATCGATATGGCGTTGTACGAGATCCCGCAGGTGGATCGCTTCGAGGTCCATCGGCGCTCGGTCAATGCGGGTTGTTTCAACACGGTTAATCGTATCGTCAAAGAGAGCCGGTGCGATTTTATATCGGCGCAGGCGGATGACGATACGTTCGAGGCGGACGCATTTCAAAAGATTTTAAAGGTGGTCAGAGAGAGCCAGGCGGATGTGGTTCATTTCCCTTGCATGTATTACGGCAAGATCCAGGGGCCGTTCGGCGCAAACCCGCAGCCGACGTTTAACGCGACGTATTGCGGCAATAACATCTATGGCGCGTCCTTCTTCCGTAAGTCCATGTGGGAGTTTTTGGGCGGGTTCAAGGACATTGTGGGCGGTGACTGGGATTTTTGGTTAAGGGCTTTAAAGTCGGGTTTCACGTTTCAGTATGTGCCGCAGTTCGGCGCACGGTTCCGGGTATCCGAGAGGTCGTGGTTCGAGAAGGAGCTTCAGGAGAAGGGGCGTGTCAGGATCAACGCGGGCGTCCGGGCGAGTGTGGACGCGTGGGATAAGGTCTATGCACCAGAAAAAGCGAAGATCGGTGTTTAGGTGCGTCGTGTGCAAGCATCAGAAGGCCGCGAATCCCGAGAAAGCGAACGGGACGGCGATCGTTTGTTGTGGGGTCAGGATGCAGGAGTTAAACGAGGGGGTCGATGTTGAAGGATAAACTTTTTATTTATAGTCTGGCGTGGGGCGGGTTATACCGGGACATGCTTCTTAATTATTCGATGCCGTCCTTGGTCGAGGATTACAAGATGCTGCGCGAGGCAGGGGTCGAGGTCGAGTGGATCATCCATATTGACGACATGTCGGCCCAGCGCGCGTTTGAGGGCATCCCTGTGCAGTATCGACATTTAGCGGATGTCGGCAATTTCTATGCGGAGATGCGGGGCGCCATCCGTGAGTCGATGAACCAGGACGCCTATTTGGCTATCATCGCGCCGGACAATATCTATTCCAAAGGGAGCCTATTTAACGCATACAAGCTCGTTCGGTATAAAAACATGTGCGTGGCGGCTGCGCATCCGAGGGTCAAGGCGCAGGATTTTATGGCGAAGTATCCGGCCAACAAGACGTATGAGAAGCGCGAGCTGGTCGCGATCGCCATGCAGGACGACATGATGCACAACTGTCTGCGACATGCCTTTGACGATGTGGATGTCAATTATACGTTCCAAGGGCTATCTATCAGGCGCATGGGCGACAAGGCGTATGCGGTCGTGGCGACCCTATCGACTCCGGTCATTTTTAAGTTAAGCCGTGAGGACATGGATTTCATGGACCGGACGCTTTACGGCGACATCGATCGGTCAATAAATAAACGTCTGTTTGATGAGCAGCGCATCAAGTTGATCGGGTCGAGTGACATCTGTTTTTTCGTGGAGCTGACCAGGCCGGAGTGTAATTTCGGCGCATGCCGCTCTGGACTTTTAAATAACGATCGGCATGAGACGCAGGGTCAGAACATTTGGAATAATACGTTGGCTATCTGGCAGGTGGATTAAATGATGCACTCACAAAAGCAGTCGATCTATCGGTGCCCGGTGGACCCGTCGCATGAGATCAAGGCGGAACCGGCCAAGAGGGTGGTGTGTCCGTATTGCAAAGTGGTCATGGAAGAAGTGGTGCGCGGGGTCATAACAAAGGCGGGGGTGTTTAGTGGACGACCATAAAAAGATCAAGGTGCAGTGGGTCACGCCCGAGGGCAGCGGGGTCGCAAATGCCCTGGGGTATCAGAGCTTTAATTCGGCGATGAAGAAACACTGCGCGGAGTATTTTGAGTATGCGGACGATGCGGAGATCGCCTTGCAGTTGGTTCCGGCTGATTTTTTCCATCCGATACCGGGGAAGTTCAACATCCTCTTTACGATGTGGGAGTGTATTGATGTTCCGACGGTATATATCAAGGCGTTTAACCAGGCGGATCTCATCATCGTTCCTTCGACATGGAATCAGAGCATATTTAAGCCCCTGACCAAGACGCCCATCAAGACGTGTTTCCTCGGTGTCGATACGGACGTGTTTTCGTTTGTCGAGAGGAAGTTGCCGATCGTGCGCGCGGGCGAGCATTTCAGGCTTTTGTGGCTCGGGGCGCCTAACCCGCGCAAGGGGTATTTCTCGGTGTTGGAGTTGGTCAAGATCATCGAGAAGATTCCCGAGGTTGAGTTGTATATGAAAACGACATCACCGAAGAAGTTGACGCTGCGCGGGCTTATGTTGTCGATCACGCGGCGCCTAGGCCGCATCATCCATGGCCAGAAGCCGCGGACGGAGTTGCTCAATATCTTCCAGTCGATCAAGCGGTTCGTCATGCCAGAGGTCGCGGATCTCTTATCATACAACGGCGCGCTCAAAAATATCATCCTGGACACGCGCAAGCTCACGCGCGAGGAGATCGTTGCGCTCTATCATTCGGCGCATTGCTTTGTGGCGCCACACATGGGCGAGGGGTGGGGCTTGACGTTGGCCGAGGCCATGGCGACGGGATGTCCGTGCGTGGCAAGCGACTCCACGGCGGTCAAAGATTACTTTGATGCCGAGGGCGGTTATCCGATCGCGGTCGATGTCAAGATGACAGACCTGCAAAACTACGACCTTAAGCAGGCCAGGGTCTTTATTCCCGATACGGTTGACATGATCAATCAGGTCTTTACGGTGATCCGCAATTATAAGGACGCCTTGAAACGCGGGCGCAGGGCGTCGTATCGGATAAAGACAGACTTCACCTGGAAGAAGGCGTCGAAGCGTCTGGCGGCCATCATCGAGGAAGTCGCAGAAAAGCAAAACGTCGCGCAACAGGCCAACGAGCTTCTCATCACTCGCACATGAAAAAACTACTCTTAGTCTTATTATTGGTCGGATGGTGCGGGGTGGCTTACCCTGCTGAACTCTTGGTCAAAGCCTCTGGTCATTGGATGGATGAATTAACCCAATCCGAAGTGGACAAAATGACACCAGATGCAAGACAGTCCTACGACGCCCGAAGCCAAAAGGGTGACATCGTTGTTGTCCGCCCTGATGGGTGGAAGTGGGGAAAAGAGGAATGTCTGCCTAATTACATTGTTGTCAAAGTGCCTGAAATGACCGAAGCCGAGGCGAAGAAATACGAAGAACCTTTGACCGAGGAAGTCGTCAAGACGGTAACGATAGACGGCAAGGATGTTGAGCAGACCGAGCAGGTGATGGTTCGCTTCCGTAAGATCGCCCTTCCCCAAACCGATGTCACCGCTTGCAAGACAGGAACCGTGTCACTTACCAAGACGGCTTTAACGAGCAAAGAGATTACTAAAACAGGTTTAGCGTCCGAAATCTCCGCCCCTGTTGCGATGGACATAAGTTATTACACGAAGAAATTTATCAGGATGGCGCAGAATTGGTTTGTCCCTAAAGCCTACGCCGCTACTCAACTCAAGAAAACTGTCAAGCCTTCTGGCGGTGACTACACTTCTCTCGAAGCATGTATGAACGCCAACGAGCAGAACCTTGTTACCGCAGACAAGTATTTTGACGTTGAGATAGACGGGACATGGTCGAGTGCAGATACGACAGCAGTAGTTTGCCACAATTATACAACATCTTCATCTTGCTACATAAATATTTATACGACTTCAACAGCACGACATAAGGGTGTCTACTCTACAAGTTATTATCTTCTTTATCCATCTACCGATTCTATGGCTTTAGATATTGGTAATAATGACGATACAAGCCAAATTACTGTTAAAGGTTTACAGGTTGATGGAAGAAACAAAACAGGAACAGGGGGTGAAGGTGATGGGGGTTGTATCCACACCCAAGTCTATGAAGGAAATGTTACCATAGCCTACAATCTTGTTCGGTCAACTGCTTATACTGGAATAGATATCCATGCGGGTCGAGGCAGTTACACAAGAATTTATAACAATATAATATATAGTTCTGCGAAAACAGCTTACGCAAACGGCATCTGCACATACGGAAGTAACGGAAGCTATATCGCAAATAATACAGTCTATGGTTTTTATCGTCAAATCTATCGTGGAGAAGAAGGTGTCATAAAAAACAACATATTGATGAATGGTGGGAGTGTTGCCATTTATTCTATTACTTCTGCTACTGGGTCAAATAATGCGACTTATGATGGCACAGGAGATGATGGTTTATTCACAGCAGGGATGGTCAATTACACCACCTACGCTGACTATTTCGTGTCTATCACAGCAGGGTCAGAAGATTTCCACTTGAAAGCTGGCTCTCCTTTCATAGACCAAGGAGTAGATGCTTCGGGTGATAGTGCAGGGATTACCGACGACATCGACGGCGTTACCCGTTCAGGCACTTGGGACATCGGTGCGGATGAGTATGTGGCTGCAGGTGGCTCAGCAGTAGCATCAAGAAACGCATTTGGGAATGGCATAGGCAACGGAATTTCCAGAGGAGCACGTTAAAGGAGAATTGCATGACACACAAAAAAGGATTTACTTTAATGGAGTTGTTGGTCGGCGGACTTGTCGCTTTCATCATGATTTTCACGTTCTTAGCCAAGATGGGGATAGCGCAGGAATTCCAATTCAACAAAGGCGTCGCTTTCAACTTCTCCGGCCCTCTCATCAATTCAACGTCCAATAATACCTTTGCTGTTGGAGCCAACAACACCGCTTTTTATGTTCATGGCGGAAATGCGGGGGCGGTGATGGGGGCTTTCGGTGCGGCTTATAACAATACTACAATCGTCGGCACATCAGGAATTTATAACTTCCCCCTCAATGCGACGGAAACAAACTATGACCGCATCGGTATTCTCTACAACGGAACGGGAGTTTTACAGCAATACTTCGTCATCAACACCAAGCCCAAAGAAATGATAGACGCTAATAACGTCTCGGTAACTAACGTCTATAACGATGTCCACACCAACGGCGTGGCGATGAACGCAGGGAACAAGACAGGTTACACCGTCTCGACCGTTTCAGATAAAACAGGTTACACGGTTTCAACGGTATCGGATAAGACAGGTTATTCCTTGTCCGTGACCCCGCCCACAGCCGCACAAGTAAGGGCGGAGATGGATGCAAACTCGACCACGCTCACCGCGATAAACGGAACCGTTAATCATGCGACGTATGGCAACTCCCCTCTCCTGACGGCGGTCAATACAAGAGGCACATCTAACTTAACCACTACTAATCTTGGTGGATTAACAAACGTCACCTTAGCGGCGACACAGACAGGCGTGACTATTCCTACGGTCACGGCGGTAACGAACAATGTCTCGGTCACGAATTGCGACGTCCTGACTTCTACCAGAGGCACGGGGAACTTAACCCAGGCTAATATCTGGCAGACAGATATATCTGGATACTCGACATCAGGACAGGCAGGCACTTATTTAAAGAGTGCAGGCGCGGCCGCGGATCCCTGGGCGACTGCTCTCCCTGGGAATTATTCAGCAGGTTCAGCCGGGGCGATCATCGGCGGCTTCTCGGCTTCTTCGGATCCTTGGAACGTGGCGCTGCCGGGGGCGTATGCGGCAGGCAAGGCCGGGTATATCCTTGGCAACAATCTTAATGCGTCAATTTCTTCTCGAAGCTCGCACTCTGCGTCCGATGTGGCGACGTTGGTCTTGGCAACGCCTGCCTATAAATTGGCAACGGATGCGACCGGACGCGTGACAGTGGGATCCAACGCAGACAAGACGGGGTATACCGCAAGCACGGTTTCGGACAAAACGGGATATGCGTTGACTCAAACCTTCCCGGCAAACTTCTCAAGTCTGGCCATCACAGGGGCAGGCGCTGTGACCGCCGGAACGGTCGGAGACAAGACCGGGTATACCGCGTCAACGGTAAGCGATAAGACAGGGTACGCTTTAACGCAGGCGTTCCCGGCTAATTTCTCATCCCTTCTTATTAACGCGGCAGGTAACGTCACGGCTAATCCGGGCGCTGGCGGCGCCACCGCGCAGCAGGTGTGGGAGTATAACACGACCGCGATCAATACGGCGGGCCTGGCCGGGACCCGGTTAAACTCGGCCGGATCCTCGGGTGATCCATGGGCGACGCCTTTGCCGGGTTCTTACACGGGCACCCAGGCAGGATATTTACTGCAGAACGAGATCAAGAAAGCGAGAGGGCGCTGATGGATTATATCAAGATAAGCGAGGCGATTGATCTGGTCATATCCATCCCGGCGTCTGAAGCAACGGACACGGTGACATACGAGATCATCAGTTCGGCAGGGGTTGTGCTTGCGTCAGGATCCTTGTCGTTTGTGCGCGATGAAATGTGGAAGGGGTCTTATACGCCGTCAGCCCTGGGCGTCATTATCTTCAAAGCGAATGACACGACCTTGTCCTCGAAGCGTGAGAATGTTTATCGCGTGGTCGGCGCGGTCATATCACCGGACGGGGTGACGACATCGGACCTGACATCCTTGGCGCATGTGCGCGAGTACCTCAAAAAAGAGACGGCGGACACGGCGGATGATACGTTCATCCAGGACCTTGTCACGCGCTTGAGCGCTGAGATCGAGAAGAAGTGTGGACGGACGTTCATCGCGGGGGCGCGCACGGAGTATTACAAGGGCAATGGCATGGACCGGATGGTCCTTAAAAACTGGCCGGTCAATTCGGTGACGTCCATCCATATCGACGAAGATCGTTTGTGGGCGTCGGACGCGGCGATCGACACAGACGACATCACCATATCGGACCGGGTGCCCGGGCAGGTCATCTTGAATGGCGATTTCTTTGATTTTAGCTATATCGAGAACGTCCGGGTGATCTACAACGCCGGGTATGCGACCATCCCATACGATATTGAGCAGGCGTGCATCAAGTTGTGCGCCATAGAGTATATCGAGTCGCGGCGCATCCATACGAAGATCGAGGGCGAGCGCGATCTCCAGGCCGACAAGAAGGATATCTGGTCCTTTATCCTTAACACCTACAGGGCGGCGGTCGCGTGATCAAACTTGAAGTCGATCCAAAAAGCATTGAGGCGATCATGAAGCTCGGAAAATTTAACCCGAGGGATGAGGGCCGCGCTGTGTATCGCGGTTTTGTCCGGGCAGGCCTTTTGATCGAGAGGGCGCTCAAGGGAAACATCAGCGGGGGTTATTTGGATGTCCGGTCCGGGCGCCTGCGCGCGAGCATAGGCAGCAGGATCGATGTCGATGCAGATGGCCTGACAGCCACGATCGGGTCCGGGGCGCGGCAAGGGGACCGCATTAAATACGCTAATATCCATGAAACGGGCGGAACCGTGGTCCCGCGCGTGCGTCAGTGGCTCACTGTGCCATTATCAGCGGCGCAGACGGCATCAGGGGTGGCTCGTTTTACGGCGCAGGACGTTCGGCAACATAGGACGCAGTATGACGGTTCATTCATACAAGACAGCATCATCTTCGGATATATGAAGCGCGGCAAGTATAAAAAGGGCGGGCTCAATTTAAACATCGTTCCTTTGTTTGTCCTTAAAAAATCCGTGACCATCCCAGCGTCGCGTTATCTGTCGCGCACGGCCGAGGAGACATTTATGGACGCCAATAAAATGATTATGGAGACGGTGAAAGAGGAGTTGAAGTCATGACACCTGCGGCGATATTGACGGCGTTAAAGGCGGCCCTGGTCGCCAGCTCGGATTTAAGTTATGTTGATGACAGCTATATATTCATCGGGAAGCGCGGCAACGTGGCTAATTTCCCGGCGATCGTCCTGGAGCCGGGCCCGGACAAGATAGTGAAGCAAGTTTACCCGGACGAGGAGAGGGTGCAGGTCATCCTGGTCGGGGGAGCGATCAAGGTTTACGACGAGGACAAACAGCTTGTCGGGGATGTGAATGTCAAGGGCGTGGCTGATTTTATGAACGATGTTAAAAAGGCGTTGAGCGCCGATCATACTTTGGGCGGTGCCTGTATCAATCTGACGGTGGGCGATGGTCAGTATGACTCGGGCGAGGATTATCCGCTTCGGGGTTTTCAAATATCCGTCGAGGTTTTATACCGGCAAAATCGGTTGACGCGAGCCTAGATATTTTTTTGCGTTGATTGTTGCCTGAATGTAAAAACAAACAAGGGTTCGTTTCAAAAAGGAGAGGAAAAAATGTTAGAGGAAAGAGTTTTACTGCTGGTTAGGAAGGAAACGGTTTACGGAACGGACCCGACACCGACGGTCGCGGCGAATTCAATGATTGCGATCAATCCGAAGCTCAAAGAGGTCCACGAACCGGCGGAGAGGCCGGGGCAGGTGGCATCGTTAAG